TGCTGAAACGCAAGGCCGCGCCTTCGACGTTCAAGAGCGCCGACTGGCAGGCCGTCGGACCAGCGATCCGCCAGCGATCGTTCTTCTCCGCGACGATCAACTCCGCGAAGGTTCTCAACCGCATGCGGAACATGCTCCTCGACTGGCAGTCCGGCGCGACCCAGACCGTGACCAACCCGACCACCGGAGCCGAGGAAACCGTCTACAAGGTCAACGGGCTCGCCGAGTTCCGCGAGCGTGCAGGGACGCTCCTCGTGTCCGAGGGACTGGCGACGCCGGCCGATTTCAAGAATACCCGGATCGACAACGTCGTTTCAAACGCCCGCCTCCAGCTCATCTTCACGACGAACACCGAGCAGGCGCAGACCTTCGCCTACTGGCAGACGCGGGTCATGAACCCGCGCACGCTCAACCGATGGCCCGCCGCCCGGTTCTTCCGCCGCCCTGGCGCAGTCACGCCCCGCGATCGGCACGTCGCAGCCGAGGGTCAGGTCCGACGCTACGATGACTTCGAGTTCTGGCTGTTCCAAAACGCCGCCGACATCGGGGGCTTCGAGGTGCCGTGGGGACCGTTCGGGTTCAACTCCTACATGACCCAGCAGCCGGTGTCCCGGAAGGAGGCCGAGGCGCTCGGGCTGGTCCGCCCCGGCGAGGTGCTGGTGCCGCCTGACCTGACCCGCTTCGGGATCACGCCTGCCAAGCAGCTCAACACCGGCGTGGAGGCCGATGTGGACGATCTACCGCCTGACCTACGCCGCGAGGCTATCGCGGCCGTGACGGCACGCTTGGGGCCAAATGCGCTTGGACCTGATGGGAGGCCGACGCTTGACGCGTTAAAGAGGGCGCGAAATCTATGAAGCGAGCAAAGAAAGCCGCCAAGAAGCGAGTCGGCAGGCCGTCCAAGTTGACGCCTGCGGTGCTGAAGCGCATCGTCGATGGACTGAGCGAGGGAACGCCGCTGACCGTCATCTGCTCGCCCGTGGCCATGCCCAGCGACCGGACTGTCAGGGACTGGATGGATGCAAACCCCGAGATTTCCGCCGAGATCGCGCGTGCGCGAGATCGTGGCTTCGACAAGATCGCGCTCGACGCGCTGCGGATCGCCGACACCCCAATCATCGGTGAGGAGATCACCCAGAGCGAAGACGGGATGCAGGTGAAGCGGTCGGACATGCTCGGGCACCGGAAGCTCCAGATCGAGACCCGGCTGAAGCTTCTCGCCAAGTGGGATCCGAAACGCTACGGCGAGCGCATGGCGCAGGAGATCAGCGGGCCGAACGGCGGGCCGGTGACCGTCGCGCCTGCCGTGCAGCTCACACCCGAACAAGACGCCGCCCTTCGCCGGGTGATCGAGGACGCGCAGGAACGAGTCCGCAGGCTATGACACCGACCTCATCCAAATTCCTTGACCTACGCCTTGGTGACTGCATGGACCTCATGCGGGACACTCCGGATGGGTTCTTCGACCTCGCGATTGTCGACCCGCCGTATGGATACGGAGGGGTAATCGTAACAGGAAAGTCAAGGCGCGAGGGATTCGGCGGATTCATTGATCACTACGAAATACAGGCGGCAGTGATTGATTCGAATCAGCGATCACAAACGAGAGTTGACGTGGTGCATCATGGTTCATCCAAAGAAACAATCAGGTCTTTTGGTGAGGTGAACGTCTCTCCTCCTCCTGAATATTTTAACGAGCTTTTCCGGGTTTCGAAAAATCAAATCATCTGGGGCGGGAACTACTTCATCCTCCCTCCATCGAGAGGATTCTTGATCTGGAAGAAAACCACAGTCCACGAAACGTTCAGTATGGCGATGTGCGAATATGCGTGGATGTCATACAACGCGAATGCCAAAGTCTGGGAGGGCGCACCACAAGGCAGCAAGGCTGACCCTCGAATCCACCCGACGCAAAAGCCGGTGAAACTCTACGACTGGATCCTTGCCAACTACGCCAAGCCCGGCCAGCGCATCCTCGACACGCACCTCGGCAGCGGCTCGCACGCCATCGCCTGCCATTATGCTGGAATGCACCTGACTGCCACGGAGATCGACCCGGATTACTTCGCCGCCTCCTGCGAGCGGATCGAACGAGAAACACGGCAGGTCGAGATGTTCACGCTATGACACCGAACCCGCACCGAGGGAGTGACTTTGCCGACTTCCTCGCCGAAGAGGGACTGACACCGACCATGAAACCGACCAACGAGCTGCCCGCCCAACTCCGCGAGTTCAACCGATGGAGGCGCTGCGACGAGGCAATGGAACAGCCTCCCCCGGCACGCATCGGAGCGATGATCGACGAAGCCGCCGACCGGCTGGAGAAACTGGAGGAACAGCTAGCCGCCAACCACGCAGCGATAAAGCTGATGGGTAAATGGCTGGAGGACGAGCGGGCGCTTGCGGACAAGCTGGCGGCATCCCTTGAAGACTGCCGCGATGACTCAGCTGAGTTGCTGTCGGACCATTCATGGTGGCAGGACGAGCCACGATGCGGGTATGCCGAGCGCTACAAGGAAAACGCTAAGAATATCACAAGAGCAGTCGAGACCCTCGCCGCATGGAAGGAGGCCCGACGAGTATGACACCAACCCCAAGAACCGACGCCGCACACCGGCTTGCTGCTCGTCGAGATCAAGATGCCGAAGGGAACGCTTACGGCGCACCAAGTCCGATTCCATGCACGGTTTCCGGTTCACATCGTGCGATCCGTGGATGATGCGATGGAACTTATTAACACTTCTGTGGAGGCACGCACCAAACCGCTATGAATACACCAACCAACTCCGAGGCGTTGCCTCTCACGAATTGTTCGGCTATTGTTTCCGACGAAACTAGACGGATAAACCAAGAGGTTCGCGCCGAAAACGGAGAGGCCGAGAAGCGACTTCGCGCTGTGTGCCAATCCGAGCAATGCTCCCGAACCTATGCAATCTTGGAATATGGCGACCCGCGTGAATGGGACGAACCTGAAAAGTGCATCGTGTGTGGGGGTGATGAGCCATGCTCTCACGATTTTGACGCTATTGGTTGGCCGAACAGCCCGATCACCGGCGCAACAGCGTCCGGTGCGTCCGAGAGTTCCAACCGACCAGCACCATGAACGACACCCCACGCACCGACGCCATTGCCCATCGAGGCTACAACGAGTCCGCCTACATCTCGGAGATGACCGGCCTAAGCCGACAGCTGGAGCGCGAAAACCAGACCTTCCGCGCAGCTCAAAAGGCTTGCGAGGACTGCGACGCGCCGCGTGTTGACCGGATTGCGGAGCTGGAGCGCGAGCTGGCCGTCTGGAAGCACGAGGCGAAGCGACTGGAGGCCGAGTTGGAGACTTTCGACGAGCAGGCCATCGTCTGGTGGTGCGAGTATCAAGACCTGAAGGCGAAGGCCCGCGAGTCATGACACCCACCGAGTTCTGCGTCCTCAAGCTGGGCATCATCCCCTACGTCTGGCAGATCGAGGCGCTTGAGAGCGTCGGCATCGGGCAGTTCTCATCCGTGGTGGCAGCAAACGGCAGCGGCAAGACAGACCGGCTGGTGGCACCGCTGATCCTCTGGTTCCTCGACAAGCACCCGAAGGGCAAGGTGGTGTTCACCTCGGGGTCGTTCCGCCAGCTGTCCAACCAGCTCTGGCCGGCGATCCGTAAGCACCGCGACAAGTTTCCCGCCTGGACGTTCCTCTCCGACGAGCTGCGCACGCCCGAGGGCGGCTTCGCGCTGGGCTTCTCGACCGACGATGGAGGCCGCGCCGAGGGCTGGCACGGCGACCCTGACGCGCCGCTGATGCTCATCGTCGACGAAGCCAAGACGGTGCCCGACCAGATCTTCGAGGCATTCGATCGATGCACCCGGTCGCTTCAGCTCTGGGTGTCATCCCCTGGCGCACCGCGTGGGCAGTTCTACGACTCGCACCACAAGGACCGCAGCCTCTACTGGACGCGGAAGGTGCCGAGCAGCGAGTGCCCTCACATCCCAGAAGAGCGCCGGCAGCTCGACCGCATCAAATACGGCGAGGACCACCCGCTCTACCGCTCGAAGCATCTCGCCGAGTTCACCGCCGACGACGAGCTGATGGTGCTGTCACCGGCCCGCCTCACCGCCGCGCTTGAGCGCCAACCGAAGGCCGACGAGTCCGGGGAGGTCGTCGCGTTCTGCGACTTCGCTGCCGGCCGGGATGAGAACGTGCTGGCGATCCGCCGCGGCAACCGCGCCCGCGTCGTCAAGGCATGGCAGGAGCGGGACACCGTGCAGGCCGCGCGGCAGTTCATCCGGCTTTTCGAAGAGGAGAAGCTGAAGCCAGGGCAGATCTTCGGCGACGCCGACGGCCTCGGCACCGGGTTCGTCTGCCAGATGGTTGAGGAGGGATGGCACATCAACCGGTTCCACGGCGGGCAGGCCGCGAAGGACTCTGACGAGTATGCCAACTTGATCGGCGAGGTCTGGCACACCGGGACGCAGGCGATCCACCGCGGCGAGGTCAACCTGGGCGAACTCGACCCGATGACCTTCGAACAGATCACCACGCGCCGGAGCGAGTGGAACGCCACCGGGAAGCTGCGGATCGAGGACAAGGAGAAGATGCGGAAGGCCGGCCTGAAGTCGCCCGACCGCGCCGACGCCCTGCTGGCGTGCATTGCTCTGGGCGCGCATCACTCCGGGCTGATGTCGGAGAAGTCGGCGATCAGGACGCAGCGAAACCCGATGGCGACGCGGGCGGTGCGGGGGTTCAACAGCCTGTAGAATCCCCACCCTTGCCAAATCCTTAGTAAGTCGCTAAGGATGCTCAAGAATGACAATCGACGAACGAAAAGGCGTCGTCTGGCCCGTGCCGGCGCAGTATCGCACCAACGACTTCGACCTG